CGCCCATCCGCTGATAAGCACCCTCCCAGACGTGGAGGTATTTGTCGTAGTCCCGAATCTTGTCGCGCTCCATGTCGGCGCGCAGCTCAGCGGGGAACCACGGATTGTCCGACCAGTTGGCCGTGACCAGCACGAAGTCAGGATCGCCCGCGTTCTCGTTAAAGAACCGCTCGATTGGGTCCGCCTCGCTTACCGGGTTCCAGCTAAACCACATTTGCGAGCCGGGAGCGCGGAACGTCGGCCTTGCGATGTCCAGCGACTTCTGACTGATCGTCTGGGCCTCTTCCACCCACGCCCGGTTAAAGCCTTCCAGCGACTTGATCGACGTGTGGTTTTGCAGCCCCCGGAAAATCAGCAGGCTATCGTTTGGCCCGCGTATTTCGGCCTCTGTTGACCGGAACAAGTGCGACACGCCAAGCGCCGATACCTTGTCCTCGATAAGCTGCTTAACGCTGTCCTTAATCGAGTTTTGCACTTCACGAAGGCAGGCCCCGCGAATGTGGCCCGCCACGCACTCAGCGACCAGCTTGGTCGCCATGATGTGCGATTTTCCAGAACCGCGACCGCCCCTGGCGCCCTGATAGCGTTGGCCTCCAAGGAGCGGGCGAAATGCTCTAGGGATCGACGGGTTCAGGATCGACAATCGACCACCTCACCTCTTCGACCTGTTCCGTAACCTTCACGGCAGCTTCTACAGCGGACAGGCGGGCGTGAACGTAGGGCGCCGCAGCCTTGGCCGCCTCAAACCTATCGACCGGCGGCTGTGTTTCATCCCGCAGGATGCCAAGCATGAAGTCGAGCGGCGTAAGGCCCGACGCCTCGATCTGTGCGCGCTTTTGAGCGGTTGCCTTGTTTGGCGCACCTTTGGGGCGACCCGCTCCACCTCGCTTTCCGCCCTGCATTTTTGATTTCCGTTGATATTTTTTCAAGCGGGCCGAGTGTGTCGATTTCCCAAGCTGGCCGTTGCCGCAGCGCAGAACACAGATGGGAAATGGTTACTCAGTCGGGCTTGTCGCCATATCCGCAACAGCGCGGCCTTCCGCGTCCCGGCTGGGTTCGTTCCAGGCTGGCGCGTGTGTGTGGTCGTCATCGTGGGCAGGGACGTGGATGTGTTCGTTCATCGTCCTGCCTCTAGGGGTTCGCCCCGCGATCAGCGGTCGAATATGCACATGGCTGGGGTGAGGCCGTGTCGGGGGCGAATTGGGAAAATGGCTTGGCGGGCGTTTAGCCACGCTGGCGCCGTATGGGTGAAAGCCGGTTTTGATCAAACCGCGTTTACCCTGGGTCATGGCCCAAAGTCGGGCCACTTGCCGTCTTAGCTACATGTGGTGAACTGATTTGCAGGGTTACGCAAGGGCAGGTGTTTAGCGCCCGGCGGAAACCGGCAGAAACCGGCGGAAATTATGCCGGGGGTTTCCGCCGGGTGTTATGCCGCCCTCTCCAGCTTGTCCGCCCCAACCTCAACCTTGCTAGGCTTGAGCCGTCCTAGCGCCTGTAGCAGCACCATAACACGCCTAGCGCCCGGCTTGGCTTGCATGATCGTGGCAAGTTGACCGGCAAAGGGTCCGCCAATGATCTTGACCGCTTCCCCGTTGGCAAACGTCGGAATGTCCTTCCGGCTGTAGTCGAATTGCCCGGCGCGCTCGCGTTCGCGTATCTCGTGAACCCACTCATAGGGGATGGGCTGGGGAGTTGTGGCCCCGATAATAGCCTCGATGCCTTCGGTCTTACGAACCACGTAGAAGCTCTGCCCTTCGTCCAATTTAAAAAACAGGTAGCGGGGGAAAATCACCCGTTCCACCGTGTCAATGATCCGGGCATGGGCTCGCGTGTGTTTCTCACGCGGAACGTAAGCCTCTATCCCGTTTGCGTTCAGATCGGCGGCGGCGCGGAACTCCTGGCGAACCCCGCAATAGGCAACATACCACGTCATGCTTCCACCTCTTCCGATGCCCAACGGCGGCGCAGATTCATGTGAACCGTCCGCTTGGCCGTTCCCAGATGCCAGCCTCCGCAAGCGTCGCAGCGGTATGCCTTGCGCCGGTCTTCCCGATGGCGCTGGACGACCTTTGCCGCCAGCAGCGCACTGTCGAAACGGACCTTGCCCGCGCAATCGTTGGAAAGGCGGCTCATTCGTCGCCCTCAATCTCGACGTAGTAGCCCAGAGCGGTGACGAACAGCGTGGCGGGCAGGGCAATCGGCCAAAGCAAAATCACGCCGATGTGGTGAAGCTCTATCGGCCCGTCCTCCAGGTGATGGACCCAGAGCGCCATGCTCACCGTGATGACCAGCCCGACGAGGTAGGTGATTAAAAGCGCGTTCATTGCATCGTCTCCGACGTTTCGCGGTCAGCGGATTGAAACCGGATCATCGCGGCCTCGATGCTCATCAGCATGGATTGGCGGGGAGAGGCGTAGCGTTCGCACTCGGCGACAATCTCTCCCAGCGTCGGGAACCAGCTACAGCGCACCGCAAGCTCCTCGCAGGCCTTCAGGGCTACGTCGGCGGGGAACCGCTTCAGGGCGCCCGTGTAGAGCGCCAGCGTGAGCATTGCCGCCTCTTGCGACTTGCGCCCGCCCGCCGTAGCGGCCTGCAACATCGCCAGCCAGTTTTCCGCCTGCTCTGTCGTCGGCGGGGCCATAGCCGCCTCGACCTTGCGGTAAGCCGCCGGGAGGTTCGCGCCGATCCCTCCGACCTGACAGCCCTTGGCAACGCGGTAAGCGGGCTTGTCGGGGGGGTAGCGCCATTCAAACACCGGCTCGACCTCGACGCTCAGCGATGATTGAAGCGAAGTCCGAAGGGCCTTGTCGGTTGCCACCGGATCGCGCCCCACCAGCCACGCCCGCGCCTGATCTTCGGTTGCGACACCAGTTCCGCCATGTTGCGGACCAGTCGGACTTGCGGCCTCCTGCACCCGGCTTAGCGCACCAGAAATCGCGGAACTTATCGGCTTCAAGGCTAATCTCCTCCAGGGTCATGCCCTGTTGCTTGGCAAACGCGACTTCGGAAAGTTGGGGGGACCATTCGTCAGGAAGGCGCGTTCCCTTTGGATCGGGTTTCGCCTGGGGCTGCGCTTGCGCGGCCTCTAATGGTTCTACTGACGGTTCTACTGACGGTTCTAACGTAGTGGGATAGGACACTGTGTCCGGTAAGATCGGTTCCAAATGTCCGGTAAGATTGTCCTCAAATGTCCGGTAAGGTTTTCCCTTAGCGGACACTGTGTCCTTAAAGATTGTCAGCGTGATCAGGTCGCTTGCGCGGTATCCGTCGCGCCTGCGGCGATGCTCTTTCGTCATCAATCCCGCATCGATAAGCGATACAAAAACCCGGCGGATTTGGCGGTCTGTTAGGCCGGTATCGAGCGCCAATCGGGCTTGCGACGGCCAGCACCGGCCCTCAGCATCGGCAAAGTTTGCCAACGCCAAGAGAACCAGCTTCTCAGAAGGAGACACCCCCTGAACAGCAAAGGCAGCGGTGATAGCCTGAACGCTCATCGTTCACCCATCGTGGCCAGCGCGTCCGCGTGGCGGTAGCAAAGTTCGGTTGCGGTCTGACGGCCCACCAGGGCGCAGAGAGAGCCCAAGGAGGCTTGCAACAGCCCCGTGGCTATCTCGATACGCTCGCCGGGCGTTTCGGCGGCTGCGATCATGCGTTCGGCTTCATAGACGGACGGGGGGATCATGCGGCCCTCGCCAGTTCCCGGCGGGCTTTCGCGCGCCTCACAGCGAAGATGACGGTGGAATGGTCCCGGTCGAAAAACCGCCCGACCTGGGGAAGCGTCCATTGCCCGGTTTCAACCATCCGCAGCATGGCTTCCTGACGCGGGATGACGGCATCAGGAAACCGGTGACGGCTCCTGACCAGATCGGGCTCGACGCCGTAATCCGCGCACACGGCGGCAAAGATTTGCGCCATCGTTGGCTTGATGGGGATACGGCCACGCCAGAGGCTCAGGAGGTAAAGCTCGCTCATGGCTGCACCCACGCCCTGCCGCGATGACCGAAAATCAACCGGCCATCATTCAACTGCACCGACGAGGCAAACCCGCCCATGCGGAGAAGCACGGAGACATAAAGCTCATCCCCCGCGCCAAGATCAAAAGGCGCGCACCCGTCGCGGGATTGGCCGTCGCTGATAACCTTGCGCGTGACCAAGCCGGGGCCGCTGACGACCAAACCGTCTTCATACATCCTAGTGCTGACGGCTTTTTCGGATCGTCCGATGGACTTGGCTACATCGGCGCAAATGGTCTTACGATGGCCGCCCTGGTGGACGCGGGAGCGGAGAACGCCTAACTCTTCTGACGACCACGAACGGGCGAAGGGGTAATTTTTCATCACGCCACCTTCCGCGCGAAGTTGGGTTGCGAGTATCCGGCCCAGCTTTTCGGCATGTCGCCGCGCATTACGCGGGCGTGGGTGGTGCAGTAGGTCGCGCCCTTGGTCGGATTGCAGCAGGAGCGCGTATCAGCGCCCTCGCCATCCACCGGGAAGGCGCACTCGCCGAACTTGCGCGAGGTCCACACACGGGGCGCTATTGCCACAGAGGCGTCTACCTCACGGCCATAGGCGCGGGGCTCATGAACGGGGGGAGGGATGACCAGAAGGGCGCCGTTACCGGCCACAACCAGCTTGAGCTTGGGGCGCTTGAAGCCGCGCGCATAGGACGGGGCGAGCTTAGGCTTCTCAGGCTTGGGAACCCTTGCGACCTTCACGGCGTTGTTAGTCTGCGGCGGTGTGGCCTTGCGGCGTGTGGCATCGGGCTTCATGGCCCCAATGCGGTGCAGTTTACCGAGAACGGCGGAGCGGGTGACGGACACGCCACGCAGGCTCAACAGGTCGGCGATGTCGGTTCCCGACTTGCCTTCGATCCACCACTGGAGGCTTTCGCGCACAATGTCGTCGGTCCATTCAAATGCCATCAGGCTTCCCACCTTTTCTGAAAGCCCCGGCTTTGCAGTTTGCGCGTCGGCGCTGGCGCAATGCCGAGGTGTTTTTTACGGGTTCGGTCGGCCTTCGCCCGTTGGGCAACGTCAGCCGCCGTCTTCTCGCGGTGCTTGTCACGAAGGGCCGGAAACAGGTTGCTTTCAGCGTGGGCGCCGCCGTTGCAGAGGGCTTGGCGGTGATCCAAATCCCACTGGTCCCCGGCCATGATCTTGCGGCCCGTGAGGTGGCAGCGGCCCCCTTCACGTTCCCAAATGCGAAGGCGAACCCGAGCGGGGACTTTCGCGTCTGGAGTAGATCCGATCCATTCAGCGACGGTGCGTCCCGTCATGCCATGCCCGCCGCAGAAAGCAGGCTGGGAGCCCCGGTCTGGGATTCCATCTCCATGAGGTTGCGGACGGCTTGGCGGAAATAGGCGGGCTTCAGTTCAGTGCCGATGAACCGGCGCCCAGCCTTGAGCGCGCCCCAGCCCTCCGAGCCGATGCCCATGAACGGCGAGAACACAACGTCGCCAGGGTTAGACCAAAGGCGAATAGCCCGCTCGATCAGGCCAAGTTGCAGCGGGCAAAGGTGGCGCTCGTCCTTATCTTCGCGCGCTACCCGGACGTTCAGAACGTCGGTTTGCTGGATATCCATCCAGACCGGCGAGGCCCATTGCTGCCACTGCGAAACCGGGAACAGCCGCGCATCCTGGCCGACCTTTTCCGCTTCGCTTTCGTCGGCGGGCGTCTTGCGGAACACCATCAGATAGTCGGGCATTCCGACGCGCGAGCGGGTGCTGTCGGTCTGGAGTTGCTTGTAGAGAAGCCCCAGCGCCTTGGTCCGCGTCATCTCGACTACGGGGTCTTTCCAGACCGTGACCCGGCTGTGATACGTCCAGCCTTCGGCCTCATGCGCTTCCCGGATATCCGCCGGGAAATCATAGAGCCCAACGGCGCCATGCATCGACTTCGTGCGCGGAATGTCGGAGCAATGAACCGCCGTAAGCCTGCCCGGCTTGGTCGCGCGGAACTTCTCACGAACGAGGTGACGATAGAGCGCCTTAAACTCGGCCTCGTCCTTCACGTTGCCCATATCGCGCTCGCTGTCCGAATAGACGAACAGATGCGCGAACGGCGGGCTGTAGACGGAAAAGTCGAGCGTGTTGTCGGGGAGCGTAGAAGCGAACTCCACACAGTCGGCATTGTAGGCGGCGAAGCGTTCGCCCTGGTAGCTGTCCAAAACCTCAGTCATGCGGCAATCCATTGCGGAAGGGTGATCGCCTTAGTCGGCGTGTAAGGGGCTTGTTCGGGGACGATCCGTGCCGCGCGAGACATGGCGGCGGTCATCTCGGCTTTCATGGCGTCATGGTCGCCCGCCTTGCGGCTGACGATTTGCCAGATGCTCTCTTCGGTATCGGCGCAGGCAACATGGACGTTGACCGGGCGCGATTGCCCGAAGCGCCAGCAGCGGCGGATCGCCTGATAGAAGCTCTCGTAAGAGAAGCTCAGACCAACGAACGCCATGCGCGCGGAGTGCTGCCAGTTCAGGCCAAACCCGGCGATAGACGGCTTGGTAATGATGACGCGCGTCTGGCCGCTGGAAAACAGCGTCAGGTTCGCCTCTTTCACTTCCGCAGACATTGACCCGCGCACCTCAACGGCGCCGGGGATGCGGTCAGCTAGAGCGTCGGCTTCATAGTCAGTGTCGCACCAGATTACCCACGTCTCGTCGGGCTCGCTGGCGACCAGATCGGCAATCACATCCGCCCGCGCGTCCGTGGTCATGCGCTTTTCGCGGTGGATAGAAGTCGCCGACGTGTCGGGCATACGGAACAGCCGGGCCTGTCCGTCCTTTTCGTGGCCGGTATCAAGCGAACGGTCAGCAGCGACAATGTGGCGTTTCAAATCCAGCGTCGGCAGGTCATAGCCGGTGTCGTCAAACCCCAGGTCGGAAGGCTTGGAAACGCACCGCGCCCAGCCCGATACCCAATTCCAGAAGTCTTTGACCGCGTGGCCCTTCATCCGCCAGGTGCCGGTGTCGGCGCTGTCATGGATGAACCAGCGCGTAAGCATCTGGCTTTGCGACATGACGCCGAGGAACTCGGAGTGCTGGCCTAGCTCGGCGTGATCGTTCGGGGCTGGCGTAGCGGTGCAGCAGAGCCGGAACGGCGTGTTGCGGAAGGCGGCTATCAGGGCGCGGGTCGTAGCGCCGTGGAAGCTCTTGAGGATGCTACTTTCGTCCAGCACGACGCCGCCGAACTCGTCAGGGTCGAACTTGTCGAGCCGGTCGTAATTGGTGATGTAGATGCGGGCGCCGTCCATCTGCGACGGGTCGCGGATAGCCTTGGCGTCAATCCCGAACTTGACCGCCTCACGCTCATGTTGAGCAGCGACGGCAAGCGGGGCCAGCATCAGGACCGGCAGGCCCGTATGCTCCACGACCACCCGGCCCCATTCCAGAGCGCACAGCGTCTTGCCCAGCCCGGTATCCAGAAACAGAGCCGCGCACCCAGCCCGCAACGCGAACTCGACACAGTGGCGCTGGTGATCCTTCATCGCCGGGTTAAGCGGCGGGATGACAGACAGACCGCGCGGGACAAACGCAATGCGCTTGGCGGCGATCATATCGCGATAGGCGGTTAGGTCGCTCATCGCCCAAGCTCCAGCCGCAACTTGGCGTTAGTCGCCGCCACCAGGGCCGACCGTGTTTCATGCTGGCGCCGGGTGTCGCCTGACTTGAGCGCCCGTTGATGGGCATCCCAAGCGGCTTTGCGGAGCTTGGCGGCCTTAGCGGCGCGGATTTTGCGAAGAAAATTCATGGTTAGCGGACCTGTCCAAAAAAGGGGCCGCTCGCCTGCTCGACAGAACGAACGGCCCAGTTGGGGAGGCTCCCGCTTTCGGGACTTGTGACGCCGCGCCAGTAGCGCCCGCGCTGAATATCGGTGACGTGCCGCAAGCAAATCTGAAACCGCGCGGCGATTTCCCGGCGCTTCAAAACGCCCTTTAGGCGGCGAATATCCGCAACATCATCGCTCGAAAGCTTGCCCGGCGAGGCAAACGTCTGAGACGAAAACCACGAGCGGGCGCGGCCTTTAGCTGCCATGTCGGCCATGTTTTCCGCATGGCTTCCAATCCACAGGTGCTGCGGATTAACGCATCGCCGAGTGTCGCAGCGGTGGCAAACGTAGCGTCCGTCAGGTATCGGGCCACGAAACAGCGACCACGAAAACCGGTGAGCGCGCCACCTTTTGCCGTCAGCCTGGATCAACCCGTAGCCGTTCGGCCATTCCGCGCCGGACCACAGCCAACAGCCGCTGTTTAGGTCCGGCTCTACACGCGCCATGAAACGCTCAAGCATAACTGGCTCCGATGATCTGAAAGGGTTGGGGGAGCGGCAACGACAACCGCTCCCCCTGCACGCCGGGGAGAGCCGGAGCGCAACGCCGGGCCATCCGGGGGGATGCTGGCCGGGCGTGTTCGTGTGCGGCGGGATTGACCGTCGCGTGTGAGGTGCATTGATTTGCCGGGCGTCCGGCAATCATGTGAGGCTGCGTTTGACGCGAAAGCGCGTCCCCCTTGGAGGGGCTATGGCTTACCCGGCTACGACCAAAAACTTTTCGCATCCGCAGGACTCGCAAAACGCCGTTCAGCGTGGTCTGCTGCCCACATCGGGTTATTTTGGGTGCGCTAGTGAAAAGCCAAAAAGAGGACACGTCCGCGATTGCGGCGCTGGCGCTTTGCGCCGTCATGGGAGCCATAAAGCCGACCCGAACAGCAACCCGACGATGCCGAAGCAGACGGGCGCGGGCCGTCGAGGCGCTGTTAATCCAGTCAACCAAACCCATCCGACCAGCCGACGGGGCCGAGGCGGTTACATGGTTGCGCCGATCCTGCCGGGCCTGCGGGAAGTGCAAAGGTGTGTGAACCATCAGCCCGCCTCGCCCATAACAAAGCGAGCCGCCGGAATCTTGGTCGCCGCTTCTAACGCCCTGGCGCCATCAACTGACGGACGGCAAAGACCACGGCGGATGCGGTTAACCTGCGACCGGGAAAGCTGATGCCCGATCTTTTCCGCCAAACCAGCGTCGTTAACGCCGTTTCGGTCCATCCACTCTTGAAGGGTCTGGGGTTGCTTCGCCATGACTTGCAATGTGCACCATGTGCGCATTGTTCGTCAAGCGTCATGCGCACCCGGCGTTGTCGCCCCTTAGCTTTTCCGCGCTCAAAATGCGCAAATGGCTAAGAAACCCGCATCCCGGCATTTCATACGCGCTTGGCGCAAAGATCGCGGCTTGACGCTTGAACAGCTTGCCGAGCGGATCGGCATGACACACCAGAACCTGGGCAAAATCGAGCGCGGCCTGGTGCCTTACAATCAGGTTCTATTAGAGCTGCTCGCCGGAGAACTCCGTTGCGATCCGGCGGATTTGATAATGCGCGACCCGGCGCAGAAAAACAGCCTCTGGACTATATACGAGGCGCTTACGCCCGTTCAGCGCCAGCAACTGGTCGAGATCGGCGAGACGCTGAAAAAAACCGGCTAACCACTTTTTTGATTCCGGCCCAGCCCATACCCGACAAGCGCGGGGCGCACATGCACGCCTAAAAATGCGCTTGTGATGCACTTTTCTGTGGACACCAATGCGCACCCCGTGCACACTCTCTCCAGACACGGAGAGCAACACATGGCTTGCATCGATCCACATTCCCCCGAGGGCCTCGCCTTTCTCGCCGACTACCTGGCGGGCGGCTCGCCCATCGAAGACGCGATCCACGACGAGCTTACGGCTTGCGAGATTTGCGGGCGTCACTTCACCGATTTCGCGCGGGACTTTGACCACGACCACAGCGGCGAAGATCGGGCTTGCTGGGATTGCAGCGGCGACCCGGAAAACGCGCCCTACGATTACGCCCGGCATGAGGGGACGCACTAATGCGCCGCCCCGCCTCCCTCCGCGCGACCGTCCTGATCGCCGTGACCATCTGGTCGGTCCTGTTCTGGTTCGGGTTTTTCACCGTTCTCGCGGGGGGTGTCTGATGGACGCTCACCGCATCACCTTCACCCGCGACACGTCCAGCAACGGAACTGGCGTTAGCGCGGCTGAAACGGCCCCAGCCCGTGCCCCCGTGGCTGGGGCCACCCGCTTTAACCGTGGCTTCCGGGTTTTCTGGATGGCTGGCGGCGAACCCGTCTTCCGCGACCACACCGGACGCATCCGCCCGATCAGCCTAAC